CTCTTGTGGTTTGTGTGTTAATTAGAATGTTAAATATCGTTTTGCGCTAGCGCGACAGTGTCGAACAATTCCTCGCACAACTCATTCGCTAGTTCGTCGCTGTTAAAATCTGGATTGGTTGTTTCGTTCCTCGAAATAATGCCCCAAACAAACTCCGTCTAAATTCATCGGCATTCGCACAAATCCCGCCTCAGTCATGAATTCGCGAATCGTTTTTACTCGCGTTTCAATGTCGCGTTCAAAGTCGCCGGTGTTTGATCGTGCGATGTCCTCATTCAGCTTTTCTTTCTGCGTCCAATCGAGAACCTTTTTGGCTTCGTTTTCAAGATCGTCCGCGCGAATCAATCGGTCGACGTAGTCTGCCCACCAGCGAATAGTTTTCTCAGGTGCCTCCATGCGCTCCTTGTCTCCGTTCCACTCTATATCGTCGTCATCGGCAATTTCACTAAACATATCCTGGCCATGACAAAGGTATGTGATTTCCTCGGTTTTGTTGGTGTCTGTGTTGTAAATTTCCATTATATGTTTTTCTTTTTTGGGGTTGGTGTTTTTAAGCCTGAGCCCAATGCGGGAAGTCAGTTTTGTTTCCGTCGTAATCCAACGCGACGATTTCGCCGTCAATCAAGCTGAACTTGCACCAACTCTGGGTCTTGTGAGCGGTCCATCTGGTGACCCCGTCGTTGTATGCGGAGCCCCGTGCGTCGAGTGTGTCGCCTTCTTTGAGGTCGACTGAGAGCCACTTGTGGTTGCCGGTCAGCTTTCCAAACTTTAAGAATTGACCGTTGTGGCGCACGTAATCCTTCTTGAATCCTTGCGCTTTTTTGTAGGAACGAATCGTGATGTTCATTTTCTCTGTCTTTCTTTTTTGGGGTTGGTGCCCTCCCCGGAGGGCGGGCGGTTTTATCATCGGGCCATTCCTTTGGCGATGTATTCGAGGAAGTGCATCACGTCCCCATTTATAAAGTCGATTTTGACGATGGTAGCTTTGATTTTTTGCTGGGACGCGCGGTCTAAGCCACAAGCGAATTCAATAATCGATCCAACAGGAATCAGATTCATTCCCCATTCGCGCCCTTCAACCTCGAAGGTGTGGTTAATGTCGATTCCTTTTTCTTCAATGAAAGTGTTGATCCAGGTTTTGAAGTTCATTTTCTGTCTTTCGTTGACGTTCCCAAGTTCCGCTTGGTCGGTGAGGGCTATCTCGCTCTCAGTGGTTATATGTTAACAAGTAACCTAGGGTTGTCCAGGGTTTTTTGTGTTTTTTTTATCCAAAGAGTGTCCAAATTAAAATCAAACACCCAAACACAACCAACGCGGGTTTTGCTTCCTGCCAAAGTTCTTTGATCATTCCACAACCTTTGTATAGAAACCACCACTTGACCACACAACCACACTTTCAGGGCTTCGCCCGTCCGTGTAAATGGCGGCGTAATATTCCCCGTCAAGTCCAGGCGTCAATTCCCCATCCCTTTCTAATTCCCCGCAATAGGTTTGCTCAATCCACTTGTCAACTAGTGCGTCAATGTCAAGTGGGGTGTCCTCATCAAGCGGGACAATATGGGTCTCCCCGCTTTGACAATGGGTGATGTGTAAGTATTGATCTAGATATTCCATGGTGGCTCCTATGCTGCGGCGTATGCCTCTTTATGATTGGTAGGAATAGCTGGGTGTTCCTCGGTCACAACGTAAATATGACAATGACCTGAACCGCTTGGGCGATACTTGGTTTCCCCGTCAAAGGTTTCTCTGACTCTGGCCATGTCCGAACGGCTTTCAACCCAGTTTAAAACAGCATCGCGAAAATCAGGCTTGCAGGCCCACACAGCATAACTCTTGCCCCCGCTTGCCTTGCCCCATCCTGACATTCCCCTATCCGTTCCGATGACTAGCCAGTTGTGGGTTTTCTTCTGTTCCTCGTTGCGGTCGTCTTCAATGATCATTGTTCAGTCTTTCTTTTGGGGTTGGTGGTGTCGGTTAGCGTGTCAAGGTCATTCCGTCGACGAAAGGCAAGGTTTCCTCTTTGAAATCAACAAACCATTCTCCCTTCTTTTGCCAAACCGAGAAGCCTAGAAAGAAAGATTGTGAGACCTCATTCATTCGCTTTTTCGTGGTCACGGTCTGCCATCCTCCAGAATTCAAGGTAATTCGCTCAGGGTTGAACCTGACAATCTGGGTTTTGTGCAATGTGACAACGTTGGTATTTGCTTCTACTGCGTATCCGGCAATCGTGGTGTTTCCGTAGTTTTTCATTCTGGTATTATCTGTTTTCTGGTTCTGGTTCTGGGTCTGACACATAAATGTCCTTAATTGGTTTGGTATTACGTGTCATACGACGTCCGCAACATACGCCTGGTAAGACGCGTATGTCAATACCCCGTTACGATTTTTTTTTTGTATTTTCTTTCAAATGCTGGTAATTCGGCGGGGTGGCGAGCAAGAGTAAGACGCCTAAAGCCGAGGGGGCTAAGCCGAAATACGCGGGCTCAGTTGGCGGAATCCACGAGCGTAAGATTGATCCTGATCAGCTTTCGGCGATGCTGGAAGACGGGCATTCGATGACGGATTGTGCTGCTCACTTCGGAGTGACCGTTGGCGGCATTAGTGCCTGCGTCAAGAGAAACGGGTTCGATACGCTCGCTAAGCCTAACTTGTCCACAGCGGTGATGGATGAGCATAGAGATCCTCTGGATGCGCTCTCTGACAAGTTCCGTAGAATGCATATTTTCTACCTTTTCGAGGATTTCCGGCTGCTGAAAAAGATCGCGAAACCCCGCAGTGTCGCGGAGCTGAAGACGCGAGGGGAAGTGCTGCGCGGCTGTCTCGATCGGGGCAAGACGCTCTTCGGGTGGAATCAGCAGCTTGTAGGTGGTGGCGGCAACACCTTCAACTTCGCGGTTATGGCCAATGGCGCGCCAATGAAATCCGCCACTTCTCAACCCCGCCAAGCTAAAAGCCCGCCAAAAAAGCCAAAAGCAAGCGATCAATAATCGCTGGTCCAGGCCCCAGGCCCCAGGCCCCAGGCCCCAGGCCCCAGCTTAAAAGTAAGCATCCTTTTTTGACCGAGCTCAGATTTCGGGCCGGGGGTGGCCCCTTTTTGAGGGGTGGGTGTATGGAAATGGGGGCCTCGTGAAAAATTTGGGTTTGCAGGGTTCCTAGCAGTACGGTGACTGCTCAAAGGTCTAAAGACCTAAGGCCAATGACCATGGGTTCAAGGTCATTGGCCTTTGTCCCATGACCTTTGATTTCTGTCCCTTGACATCTCCCCATAGTGGTGCGACAGGTCTTACTGACGAGATAACATAGCAGAAAGAGAGTATGGCTTTAATAAAGGAATTAAACTTATTGGCTCAAGGCTTAGAGGCGAACGCCGCAGATCTTGAGCGTGAACACAGAGACCAGAGTAGTAACGCAGCATTGCGAGCGGAGGGACGGATTGATGTTTCCCGTGAGGTGGCGCTGAACATCTATCGATTGATTTCGCAGGACAGTGCGGGTAAGGACGCGGCAGCCAATCAGTTGATTGGGAAGTTTGTTGAAGGGCAGCATTCCCCATCTCCCGCGCCCGAGTATTCACCAAGCCCTTCACCCATATCAGCGGAAGAAGCGGTTGCTCAGGCGAAGGAGGCGTTTCCGGCGACGCAAGAGTATTCACCGTCCCCATCTCCTGGTCAGATTAGTTAACGTTCACTGTGCTTCCAGAGCACGAACATTATGCAGCCCTTAGTCATTTTCTAGTGACTAAGGGCTTTTGTATAGATGCTCCAGGGTTTTGGCGTGTGCCCATGGAACGTGCAACTGATTACGCGTTTGGGGTAGGGGAGCATGGTTTGGGGTTTGACCGGTATGACGGTTACGATTCCATTATTTTTGATGCGCGTTTCTTGAGAAAACATCTCACCCCCATTTGACAAATGGGCAAAGGTAAGACACGTTAGACTTGCCGTTTGAATCAGGCCGGTAGGCCTACAATGGTTCATGCGACAAAAAACCAAATACAACATCGGGGGCTAGGGAAATTTAGGAAACACCTAGCCCCCATTTTTGACCATGGAAGCCGAAACACTAACACAAGACGCAATCGACCGTTCCTCCCGTGCTGCGGCTAAGGAGTGTCCGGGTTGGGAGGAGGAAGTAATTCAGTACTTCCAAGGATATTACTGCTCAGGTCACCACTTCACCTGTGAGGAGTTAAGGAATGAGGTGAAGCGTAATTGGATCACGGTTCCGAGAGAAGCCCGAGCATTTGGGAAGGTGATTCAAAGGCTTCACAAGAACGACAAGATTCGTGCGAAGGGTTGGAGGTCGACGAGTAATCCGAAAGCGCACAAACGTCCGGTTCGAGTTTGGGAGGTGTTATGAAATCCTACAAAGTAACGCATAAGTTCTGTCATGTGACGGCATATGTCGAGGCGGAGAGCGAGGAGGAGGCCTTAGAGAAGGCGGATTACTACAATCTGATTGTTTCTACCGAGCCGAGACAGTCCGACTGCCAAGAGCTGCAAGGTGATTGGATAAAGAAGGCGAAGTGGTGGAATGAAGAGACTTCCCCAGTGTGCTTTGTGTGCAATGGCGAGGGCTGTCCTAATTGTGGTGAGGAAGGCAAAGGGCTTGCGCCTGATTACATTACCAAAGACTAAAACTTATGAGCACAGCAACAATAACGACTATCCAACCTCAGGCTTTAACCATAGGGGGAGCCAATGGAGAGCACTACCGATTCCCACTCGACCAAGATCAATTGGTTAGGGTGCCGGTCAGAGAGGCGTCTGAATTACAAGACGCGATTGAGCATGCTTGGCAAGAGGCGCTTAACGCCACGAAGTTGTGGGAACCAGACCCCAAAGTCAACTACCCCGCTTTCCAAGGCGATCCCCATGCCTGGCCAAAGAGCGAGGTTGCCATTGCGCCAGTGGTGCAACTGCCTGCCTTTGAGCTAGAGGTGGATAAGCCGATATACCTGCCACAATGTGTGAGCTTGGTTGGGCCGGGTAAAGGGATGGGTGGGACGAATATCCGGTTTAAGGGCCAAGGCTGTCTCCGAGTGCTTGGCAACTTGCAGAGCCCAGACATGCCTTTCCATATGGTGAGAGGCCATGTGCATGGGGTCAAATTCGTTGGAGCATCCGATACGATTTCTCCGGTTCAACTTTGGGGTGATTTGGCTAACTGGCATTTCACAAAAAACCATGTTATCAGGGTAAATGCGAGAAACTGCCCTGGCGTTCAGCATGTGAATGCGTATCAAGCGGATACCCCCTTTGGCCCGATTTTGACGCAGCCTTGCGGCGGCCATACTTTGAAAGAGGTGGATATCCGGAACAACCAGTTTGAGGGCTTTAGCGCTTCGGTATCGGTATCAGGGGCGACCAATTGCTTTATCAAGGATAACAAGTTTGTCTACATGAACCTGGGGGTAGAGGCCCGCAACTGCCGCAACCTTTTCGTCCAGGGCAACTCGTTCAAGGGGGCGAGAAGAGGAGAATCGATTCAGCCAGGCGATCAAGCGGGCATTATCGGAAGTGGCCATCGAGTGGCGATCATAGGCAACCATTTCACAGACCTAGACCTCGGTGTGGCTTGGCGGGGTAAGGACAATGAGAATGGCTTGATTGGCAACGTGATTCAGGGTGTGCCAAGGGGGAGGCAGACAGACTGGCAAATTGACGGTCAGTGGCAATCGCCAAAGGATTTTGGACCGTTTAACAAGGGGGCCAAGCCTCCGTATGCAGTGGATTAAGGTAACCTATTGACACGAGGTAAGACATGTGCGACATTGGTATTGTGGTTCTGAGTTAACGCACTTCCTCAGAGCCACTACCTTGGTTACGTATTGGGTTCATGCCCCTCCGGGTTTTGGCGTTTTGCCCCGGAGGGGCGTTTTTTGTGACGTCAAGTTTTTCCTTCCATTTTAGAGGTAGGACAGTTATTACGTCGGGTTGTAGAGATGGCAAGTGCTCTTCCAGGCCCGATCGTGAATTCTGATGGCAGTTCGACTGTCACGCAGACGCAACTCGATGCCTACATCAAGGAATCCGTCGACGCCAATATCGCAGGAGGCAACACATTTGCTGATGCGACGGCGCTTCGGGCGAATACGACCTACGTCAATGGCGTCATGTACTACGTCTCTGTGGTGACCGGCGGAACGGCCGGGGGTGAATGGGTTTACAACTCGACCGATTCCCAAACGGATGACGGGGTGAACGTCATTAAGCCTGACAATATTGCTTCCGGGAGCCCAGGGCGTTACACCCGACAAATCAACATCTTGATTGCCTGATGAGCGCGACCACCACGACAGCGATCAATGTTCCAGGGCCTCAGGGCATTGCTGGAACGACCCCGGCAGCAGGCACAAACGGTGTGAGTGCTTTCACTACCGTTTCTACGGCTTTCACCATGCCCGCTGAGGGCGCAGACGTAACGGTAACGGTTGCGGATAGCACCTGGATGGTTTCGTTACAGTTCGTTTACGTCCAAAATGCCGGGCACATGCGTGTTCAAAGCAAACCGGACTCGACGTCCGTTGTTTTGCGGAACATGGAGTCAACCGGGACGTCGTCGTATACCGATAATGTCGCTCCCGGCACATCGATCCCTGTCGCATCACAGGTTTCACCTGCAGGTTTACAAGGCCCGGCCGGGAACTTGACCGGAACAGCGACTGGAACGGATTTAACGGGTACGTTCCCTGGGGCTACGCTCAAAGTGACGTCGGCTAAAGGCGATATTATCGTCAACCAGCAGGGCACGGCCTCTGAACCACGGAATTCCGCGTTGTCGGTAGGGTCCGATGGTAAGGTTCTGCATTGTCGGGCGTCGGAGACGTTGGGGGTGATCCATGATTCGATTGATTTATCAGGCACAAACACGTCATTGAGTGGTGTTTTGGGTGCTACGAGAGGCGGAAGTGGTCAAAACACCTTGGCTTTAAGCGTTCAGGCCTTCCTGAATGCGATTGCAAGCGTTGCTAACGGCGATTTGTTGCTTCGAGGGGCTTCAAATTGGGCTCGGCTAGCGAAAGCGAGCACGAACGGCAACGTTTTGGGCGTTTTTAGCGGTGCCGTGTCTTACGGGTCTCTCAATTCGTTGATTTCTTCCCGTTCTGCGGCGGCGACGCTTACTGCACCGGAGGTGCCCGAGGCTATTTACCTCTGTACGGCTGGTGCAAGCGGGTTCACCCTCACTCTTTCTCCGGCAGCGGACTATTTTGACTCCACCAAGTCCGTGAAACTGACTTTTGTGAAAGTCGATAGTGCGGCTGGCAACATTACGATCGATCCCGACGGTTCAGAAACGATCAATAGCAACTCAACCAAATCTCTCACCACTCAATGGGATAAAGTTTCGATTGTCACCGATGGGAGCAATTGGTTTGAAGTGTAGTGGCTCAGACACGACAGAATGTTAGGACAGATGGCCAAAGCACGTTTCTAGGCGGTGCGAATAGCGGTGTGCGCCCATTTCTGGTTGGTGAAGGGCAGTATTCTTGGGGCGTCAATACGACGATGCGAGGCGGATCGATAGGTCCTCGTCCCGGCTACCACAAAAAGACCCTGAATTTTGAATCCACGACCACCGAATCTCGGTTTGAGACTGGGGGGTTTTTCCAAGGAGCCGGGGTGCATGAAGCCGGTAAGGATTCTGTGTTGTTGGCCATGGTCGGCGGGCGGCTTTTTTCGATCGAGCCATGCCGAAATTTTAAAGTGGCTGAAGTGACTCCGGGTAATGGGAGTGACGTCAACATGTCCACTCGTCCCCGTGCGTATTTCCAACAAGCCGAAGACTGGACGGTGGTTCAGAATGGCCTCGATGCTCCGATTATCTATGGAACCGGCTCGGTTCGACGGGCAGCGCCTTTGACGAATGACGAGGTTCCGTCTGGTGAGGCGATGGCATATGGGAATGGTCGATTGTGGGTGTCAAAGGATAGGGGGTACGTCGCCGGTGATTTAGTGGGGTCGAGTTCGGGCACGGTTCCGACTCGAAGGGACGCGGTTTTACAATTTACGGAAAACACCTTTATCGCCGAGGGCGGGGCGTTTGCCCTTCCCGTCAATGCTGGTGCCGTCACGGGCATGCATTTCATTTCTAACCTTGACACCGTGTTGGGTGATGGGGAGTTGGTCGTATTTTCTCGGGACGGCGGTTTTGTGACCCAGGTTCCGACTGATCGCACATTGTGGAAGGATTTGTCTTACCCGGTTCAACGATTTGCGGTTCCGGCCGGGGCGGTGTCGGAGAATGCGATCGTGAATGTGAATGGTGATCTTTACTACCGGTCACCAGATGGGATTCGGTCTTTGGTGTTCGCTCGTCGACAGTTTGGGAGTGCGGGCAATACCCCGATTTCCCAAGAAGTGAACAGGGCTTTAGCGTGGGAGTCCCCGCTCCTTGACTCCTACGCGAGCGCGGTGTTGTTTGAGAATCGGCTCCTCATGACCTCGGCTCCTCAACGCTCAACCCGAGGGGTGCATCACCGCGCTTTAATTTCGATGGATTTCGCCCCGTTGGCGTTTTCCGGTCAAACGAGTCGGCCTGCCTACGATGGCATGTGGACTGGGTTGAACGTGTTGCAGATCGTGGTTGGTAGTTTTGGGGATGAACAGAGGTGTTTCGTATTCGCGGAGAATGCATCGAATGAGGTTGAGATCTGGGAGGTGCAGAAGGATGTTCACTGTGACAACGACGGTTCGGATAAGAGGATCGAATGGTTTTTCGAGACTCGGGCTATGGCATTCGGCAGTCAGTTTGAGCAGAAGAAACTCAGCACGTTTGATCTGTGGTTAGAGGACTTGCGGGGCGAGGCTGATCTCTCAGTTTATTCCCGTCCGGATGCATCACCAAATTGGAATCTATGGCATTCCTGGGAGCATCGGTCTAAGGCCAAGAACTGTTCGGATCAGGAAGATGGGTGTTTTTCGTTAAAGACGTATCAGAGTTCCTACCGTCCCAGGGTTCAGATTTCTACCCCACCACAGTCGTGCAATGATTTGGGCGATATTAAAGCGCCCACCGACCTGGGGTACACGTTTCAGGTCCGAGTGAAGGGGACTGGGGACTTCCGAGTGAGTAATTTCAGGTTGTTCGCTGATATTGTGACGGAAGAACCATACAAGAAATGTCCTACGACTTCAGCGACGGAGTCGGTCGATAGCAATTGCCCACTTTCTGATTTTGTAGCGATGACATGAGTAATACGGCCGTAACGATCACACCAGGAACGCTGCCGCAAAGCTGCTACTCGAATAACCAGCAGTTCGCGAACGACATCCTGAACCAAGCGACTGCCGTGGTTCCGGGCACGCTTGCGTATGTCATGCAGGCTTCGACCCCGTCTTCTGATGATCGGGATAAGCTGTGGATAAAGTTGTCAGGCTCTGCCCCCGTGGGGCAATACGTCTTTTACTCAGGCCAATGGGTGTGGCCTCATCCTATTCCGGCAAGTGATTCTCGGTTGGTTTTGTTTACAGGGTTGGCTTCCGCGGTGAATTCTCTTGATGGAGGGAATGGGAACTCGGTGTCTAACGCCGATGGCCCGTTTTGGCAGATCGAGACAGCATTGGATGCCCGGTTTCCGGTTGGAGTCGGCACGTTTGATGGTGGAGATTCTGTGACTGTGGGTGGAACGGGTGGCTCGGATGAGGTGACCCTCACGACCGACCACTTACCGGCCCATACCCATAATACTCCGTATTCAGTGGATGGGGTAGGAGGTGGAGGTGCTCAGAGCCCGAACGAAGGGTATATGGCCAATGATGCTCCGTCCGGAACCCCTCGGGCCAACCAGGTTTCAAGTGAGACCGGTGGTGGGCAGCCTCACACGAATTTGCCTCCGTATTACGGGGTCTACTTTCTGAAACGAACGGCACGGATTTACTACGTTGGTTAGATGGAACGTTTAACATTCAAGACGGTCAAAGAGTCGAACATCCCGGGTGCGATTGGGCTTTGTTCGACTGACGACCGGTTCCGTCAAACCATCAACGAGGCGCATAGTCGCTTGGTGAAGGAAGATAAGTGGTGGGGGACCTACCAGCGTTACGATATAGCAGTCGGTACGGACGGGAGTTTGTTGTGGCCTCGTCAGGTCGCTGCCATTGAGGCCTTCGCTGTTAACGACGTCCCTCAAATAATCAGAAACGGATGGTTTGAGTATCTCCCTAGCGGGAACGGCCTGCGGGCGAACATCAAGGACTCTGGCGAACTGCAGTTAATCGACCATGGAATGGGAGTGGTGTTCGAGTCGATGCCTGACAACGACCATTACGTTCAGGTTTATTCAGAGACTGAAGAAGCGTCCGGAGCACGGATTCTGATCCAGGGATATGACCATGCAGGCCAGTGGGTGAGAACCCAAGATTCTGGGACTTGGATCGACGGGGAATACCTTTCGCTTGGGAATTCTACCGTCACCTCGACTAAGAAATATTCTCATGTGACTGGCATTGTGAAGCCAGTGACTAGCGGCAATGTTCGATTGAACCGTTACAAGAGTCCAGGACCTGCAGTTCCGATCGGGTTTTTCGAACCATCGGAGACTAACCCCACGTATCGGCGAAGTTTGATCCCAGGGTTGAAGAATGCTCCTGACTACACGTTCCAGGACACGGGCACGACGATTGTGAATAAGAGGATGCTTCAGACGATAGTGAAGCTGGACCACATCGACGTGTCCCACGATAACGATTTCCTTGTGCTGATGAATCTTCCGGCCTTGAAGTTAGCGGCTAAGGCCGTGCTTTTGGAATCTCGGGAGGACCAACGTCAGGCCGAAGGGATGTGGGCGAAGGCCCGACAACTTTTGAGTGAAGAAGTGAAGCATTATGAAGGCAGTGGGGTTGTCGATCCGTTGAACATTCAATACGCCGGTAGTCCGGGCGAAGCAGGAAACATACAGTAATGGGACTTCTATCTGATGTGTTTGGGAGTAGGCCGAAGCTCCCGAAATTTCGACCAGTCAATATCGATGACGAGGTCCGCAAGACGATTGCGGCGAACCGTGCGAATCTGACCGATGCAACGGCATTGGCGCGTGACACGGCGTCGGCCGATACGGCGATCGCCCTCCAGTCTCTTGAACAATTCGCCCCCGGTTCACGGGACGTGATTAGCGGTCTCGTCAACAACATCCAATCCGGACTACGTGGGGAGTTGCCTGCAGACGTTCAACGGCAGATCTCTGACCAAGCGAATGCAACCGCGTTTGCCGGTGGATTTGGTGGAAGTGCTGCAGGACGGAATCTTGGGCTCCGTGATTTTGGGCTCACGTCCCTTCAACGCTCCAATCAAGCAATTTCTCAGGCGGGCCAGGCGCTTGCGTTGTTTGGTCAATTAGCACCTCGTAGCTTTGGAGTAGGATCTTCGTTCCTCACCCCAGGCCAACGGATCAATGCTTTGCAGGCTGAGCGAAATGCACAATTCCAGGCCGAGAGTCAACGCGCCCTAGCCAACGCCGGTCCGAACCCCGTTGCAGCGGGGCTAGCAGGTCCGCTTGGTAAACTCGGAGGCGCATTCATCGGTGCTGCATTCCCTTCCGTGTTCGGTGGTGGAGACAGCACGTTCGGAAATCGTTTCGGTAACAATTTAGGGTTGAATCCTTCACGAAATTGACATGCCAGAAAACCCCATAGACGGATTCCTCGGTGCCATCGCCCATGGCGCTGATGCCGGACGTGTTCGACGTCAGTTAAAGAAGGAAAATCGGCACGGGATGAATTTCCTCGGTCTCGATAGACCGATCCATTCTGACGTCCCGTCGTTCACTGGGGCAGTGTTTCAGGGGTTCCGCAACGCGCAGGTTTCACCTGAGTTACAGCTGAGGCGGGATCAATTGGAACTGCAGCGCGAGAACTTCAACTTACAAAACGGGTTAGCCCAACGCTCGGTGAGGCTAGAACGTGAGGGGCTTCGCGAAGCAGCAGCGCTTCAAGATGCGTTAGATGCAGAGCCCGATTTGCGGAAACGTCTTTCCCTCGTTTCTCAGAGCTCAAACCTCGCGGCCAAAGTCCCGAAGATCTACGGCGTTATTCGACAGGGGGTTTTGGATGAGTTGTCCGCGGACATGGAGGCGCAGAAGTTTGCGGCATCTTTGGAAGACGAGACGACGAAGGGAGCAATTGACGCCGGCATCCGAAAATCGTTCACGGCATTAGCGGAACGAGATCCCGGGCTTGCCTTCCGGTTGAATGAAGATTTCGTGAGTGGCGACGTTGACCGCCGTAATGCTGCGTTGGACCAGCTCTCAGACGCTTCCAGACAGTTTGAAGGCTCGTTTGGGGAGGCTATGAGGAATGTGGAACTCGCGAAAGATAGGGGGGACACTGAGGAGATCAGCATCGCCATGGCCGCGCTCAATAAGATCACCGCTCCTTCGGGAATGCGATTTGAACTAGACCCATCAACGGGCAAGGTTCTAGCAGCTTCCGGTGCTGGGCTTCAATCTGAGATGGGAGCGTTGCCGCTCGGTGTTCGAGGCAAGTTCCAAGAGAAGATTAGGGCAGGGGATTTCACTAGGTCGCTTATCAATGAAATCCGCCCTTTGTTATCCAACGACACAACGGGTCTTCGAGGAGTGATCCGAAATATCGCGATCAACAAGTTTACGGCCAATGCTCGACAGTTGTTCAATTTGGAGGACAAGGCCGATACGGATCTAGTACAAGCGACGTCACTTTTCGCCATGATCAATTCCGAGGCTATCAAGGCGTTGAAGCCCGATTCTCAGATGAATATGCGTGAGTTTTCCGTCATTCAGAATGCGCTTCCTGAGCTAAACGCCTCGGACACGCTGTCTGTTACGCTTCAGAAACTTAATACGCTTGCTGACTCGATTAACCTAGGCGAGTTTCTGAACCGGAGGTCGTTGGGTGAATCCCAAGCACCGTTGTTTGATCGGCTTGGAACCGAAGACACTCTTCGTTTTCTTCGCAAAGGGGTAACGCTAAAAATCTTCACTCGTAACGAGGCTACTGCAATTGCTAGCGAGCTTTTGGATGTAGCCCCCGAATAACATGCCAGATAAACGTCTTACCCTGGAGCAACTAAAGGAGTTTGAAGCATCCCTGGATGAAATAGTTCCGGACCCTACTCTCTCCCCGTCGAGTGGGGAGGAACGTAAAATCACGCGTTCAGAGATCGAAGCTTTTTTTGATGGCGGTCCGATGATCGTGGAGTCTAACCCGGCGAACAGTCTTCCGGGGCAGGTTCCTGAGTCTGTTTTTGGGCGACCGATACCCACTGGAGCACGACTAGGTGATCGAGTGTTTGGTCCCGAGGCTCGACCTGGCGTGCCTCTCGATCGCGAAACCGGCGCTCCCCTCGGTATGCGTGCGAAGCTCGGATTTCTGTCGTCTGAGATCGACGGTAAAGCGATGCTGGATGCTGAGCTCAAGCGGCTGTACGGAGAAGGTTTTGAGTCAAGGGTGTCTGGCAATGCTTTTATCATACCCCAACCAGATCCAAATTCTGACGACCCCGAAGCCCAGATCGATGTGCTCGTTGACCCTGAGCGGTTAGAGCCTGGCGATCTACTTGACCTTTCCAGCGAAATTCTACCTACGGTGCTGTCCGTTGCAGCCACAATGCGCGGCGGCATGGGGAACTTTATTCAGAAAGCTATCATGGCTGCACGCGGAGCCATTGGCGCTGGTGTCGGTCGGTCGGTAAGCGACACCGCGGCTCGCGAGGCACTGGGCGTCGACCCCGAGAACCAAATCGGAGCGGTTGAATTGGGCGCTGCCGAGGCTGTGCTTGATTTACGCTCTGCCGCTGTCATGGGCGGAGCAGCAATGCTTGGCCGCCCTGTCCTTCAAAAGATCGTGGGGCCGTTCGCGGAGTCGCCGTTAGCGCCCCATCTTCAAAGGGTGCGAGAGGCTCGTGAAATGTTACGCCGTCGAACCGGCGTAGAGATCCCACAGTCTGTTGGGGAGGCGTCAGGAAGTAGCGATTTAATTGCTCTAGAACAAGTTGCGGAGAAGCTAGGCGCTGAAAAGCAATTCCAAGCTCTCAAAGCTGCGAAATCGGAAGCGGAACGTACGGTGCTGGAGTCTTTGGTCCGTATCGGTGACCACGATGCCGTCGTAGGCCCGCTTCGCCCTTCAGAGCAGATAGCTCAAGACATAGTCGATCGAGCTCGAAAGGCTGAGCTCGATTATTTCACAGCACGCCGCGAACTAGCCAACGGTACGATTCACGACGCTTTGGAAGCAGCAGGCGGTCCTACCGTCCGTGGTCGCGTCCAGTCTTTCGACGCTGTCGGCAATGCACTTCGAGAGGCAGTCCAAACCGGGCATCGTCTTTTTCGCGAAGAGTCAGCTCGACTGTTTGGAGAATTCAACAAGGAGCTCGCTAAAGCGAACGCCGCTTTCGGAGATGGGCTAGGCGCAGCCGTTAATCTTAAGCCCAGAGTAGGGAAGCTTTTCAAAGATCTGGATCGGAAGATAACAACTAACGTTAAGCGAGTCCCTAAGAACGAACCAATCACGGGTCCCGACACTCGGCCGGTTGTTGGCGAGATCGAACAAGTGGTGAATCGGAAGTTCCTGCCGGCGAGCGTTCGACGTTGGCGGAACAAGGTTGAAGGATTGCTGGAAACACCCCAGCCACTGGAGACGGTCTTGAATCTACGCTCAGAGTTAGGCGCTGAGATCGCATTCGGCGAAGGCCTGACGTCCTCAGCCGAGGCGACGCTGAAAAAGTTACGTCAGACGCTCACTGATTCAATTGACGACATGCAAAACTCGCTGCCGACTCCGGAGTTAAGAAAGGCACACCGAGCAGCGAATGATTTTTACAAATCCCACGTCGGCGAATTCCAGAGTCCTATCATTGAGAGGATTCTGACCTCCAATAGGAACTCAAAATCGTTCGTAGAAAATGCCGACATCGTGAGGCGGTTAGCTCGGAGTGAGCGTGAGTACTTCGACGTCAAGAATCTCATTATCAGAGAAGAAGGAGGGGCAGAAGCATTCACCACGTTCCGTGAGAACTTAGCCGCCGAGGCTGTCGATTTAGCCACGATTACTTCGACGTCAGACCTAGGGGCTTTCAAGGCAGCGTTAAACAAGATGCCTCGAAAGGTTCGAGAGGACGTATTTGGTGGGAAGGCAGATGCGATAATCCGGGAAATCACCACCGCGCAAAAAGCATTAAAAAGTTCACGGATCAACCCCAACGAGTTTCAGGACATCGTGAATGAAGTCATACGCGATTCTGACAACGCATCCAAGTTTGGGAAGCGTCTAGTCTCTGCGATCGAGGGGCAGGTAGCTAAGGATAAGCTATTCCGTGAAAACCTCGTGCAGCGATTCGTTAAGGGCTCCGACCAGTTTGCTTCTATCGATGCACGGCAATTCGCCGATTCCTTTTTGGAGGTAGCTAGCGAGAAGGAAATTGCGTCGATCATGAACAAGATCGGAACTGGCGAACAGTTAATGGCGCTACGCCGTGAGACATTTGAGCGACTGCTTACCAAGGCCGCAGACCGAGGAGGCAAAGATGGAATTACAGCAGGGCTGAGCGACGGGACTGAACGGACGCTGACTCCGAAAGCTCTAGCAAAGGAACTTTTCGAAGGAAAGGGCTCGAAGAACTACCAAGCCATTCTTGGCGATGACGTTCTGCGACATTTGGAAGCTTTCATCGAAGTAACAAGCACTTCTCGTGGGCAGTTTCGTGATTCGTCCGGGGGGTTTGCTCGTACAGCAATGATGACTTCGTTGCTCGACGGGAAACTCAAAAATCTCCGAGATCGAGCCAAGTTCAAGCTCCTTGCTTTCATCGTTACTAACCCAGCAACCGCGAATTGGGCAGCGTCGTCTCGAACGGTTCCGCAAATAGACACGTTCTTACGTAGCATCTTTGCCACCGAGGCTTTCCAATCGACGATGTTGGCCGAGATTCAAGGCCCACAAGCCAAGGCCAGAGCTCTTGACGAAATGGCGGATGCCTTTGGGATCGACTGGCTTGCTCTTGGGCAGCAGGCCCTAGACGCAGCCTCATTAACGGTAGGGGGACTACCCCAAACGGCGACTCCTGCTACCCAAACCCCCACAACAGAGAAATAATTACTTGCACATCTTGAGCAGCGAAGCTACGTACCCTACATGGGAAGTTTCGGCGAAGACATGCGTTTTTGGTCGCGGTTGATCGGTCCGAATTCCACTAAAGAGCCGTGGAATAGTCTGTACAGACGTGTAAGGAAGCTCAGAAAGGCTTCGCAGTTCTTTTTTTCCGAGGAGCCCAGTAGTTTGCCGTACCATCGCCCTAGACTACCTCGAAGTGTGGCTAGAGTTGAAGAAGCACGAAACAACGTTGTTGCTACTCCCTGACAAGCCCGACCCCGACGACCTCGCCGGTCACCGGGCAGTGGCAGGGTTGCTGAGTTTGTTGATGAAGGCATTCTCATAATAGATGTGAGTTTGCGTCTTACTCCTCCCGTTCCAGCTCCTCACCCTCAGGCGCAAGGTCTTGAATTCCGTCTCTGATCTTTTGGTAAGTGGTTAGGGCCTTTTTGATGATTTCTCGGGCCTGTGGGCTCTCAACGAGTAGAGGTAGCATGAGTTCGAAGTCCTTGATTTTTGAATTAATGAACGCCCACGGGTCCTTCTGAGTTTCTGTTTCCTCCAAGATGTTGAGGTAATAGGCCTCGTCTTGGATTTCAGCTCCTAGCTCTTCGTGTTCGATCGCGATATCGACGGGATCTTTGGGGTCGTCGAGTAGGACTGAACCCTCAAGGCTCACGTCTTTGAATTGCTCTTGAAGGGATTTGAGGCGTTTGGATGACGTGTCAGCCAGTTTGTGGATTCGTCTATGGATCGGGGTGTCGAAAATGTTCATTGTGCCCATGTTTTAAGACTCCACACTGCGATTGTGATGAGCCCTCCTATTCCTAATCCGACAGGGAGGATTGAGAGGGCCGTGTCTATTAGAAGAGTTTGTATGCTCCAGATACGAGGAGCGTTCGTGGCTCCGAAGTGGATCAACATGGCGCATAGAAGGATCGCCATTGCTGCTGAGGCAGGTCCGAATTCTCCGGAGTGAGCTAGGAGGGGCATAGCATTCATTTTCGTCTCGCAAGTTTATTTTTCTTACGGTAAGACAAGTCCAACACGATCGCGTGTTTGTCAAGAGCTGATGCCCGATAAACAGCAAAGAGCTAGAGCTTCGAAGAAGGAAGCAGGCCGGTTAATCGACGCGATAGAGGCGCAAATAGCGGGTGAAATGGATGTCCAGACTTTTGGATTTCCTCTCGACCATGAGTTGTCACAACTGAATTACCACTTCCTTTCTCTGGGCAATTATCAGGGGCTTCAGAAGGCTGGCTGCACCCGATTTGACCATTACAAATACATAGCAGACCACCTGTTCCCGTCTCACGAGTGGCATCCATGGCGTGAGCGTCAGATCCGGTCGTTGCTCGATTACAAGGCCACCGCTTGGACAGGTTGTGCGGCTTCAGGCAAGACGTTCACCGCTGCAGAGTACGCGGTAATCTGGTGGTTATGTGATCCCTGGAATTCGACGGTGGTCCTTACCACGACCACTAAGGAGATGCTTCGAAAACGTGTCTGGAGTTACATCCAAGCGATGTATTCCGAGCTCCCGGAGAAGCCGGGAAACATGGTCGATAGCCGGATGACCTGGTGTTCTCGGGAGGCTGATTTCAAACACGCGATTTTCGGGTTAGCGGTCAAGGACGGTAACACGGCGAATGCATGCGCGATGATTCAGGGCATCCATGCTAAGCGTGTTCTCCTTATCATCGACGAGGCTACTGCCACGCCTGAAGGTATTTTCGAAGCAACTGCCAATATGGCAGCAAATGAGCAATTCCAGATGCTCGTGATCGGAAACCCTCAGTCACAGACAGGCGATCCTCATGGCCGATTCTGTGAACCCAAGGATGGGTGGAATAGCGTAACCCTTGAAGACGACGAGTGGGAGACGGTGATGCAGATCACGGGAGACCACGGCATCTGCGTTCGGTTTGATGGGGATAAGTCACCGAACATGGCTTACGACAAAGTGACCAAGTTCCCGTATTTGGTTACGTCGAAGCAGATGGAGAACGCGAGGCAGCGGTTGGGGGCTAACAGTCCGCTGTATTGGAAATTCTACAAAGGCTTTTGGCCTCCATCGGGTCTGACCCTAAACGTCTGGGATATCGGCCTCGTCAACAAGATGGATGCGAAGCACGGCCACCTTTTTACGGGCGCACGGAAAACGGTGATCGGTGCATGCGATCCGGCATTCGGTGGAGGGGACAGAGCTATCATCCGATTTGCCGAGGTTGGTGAGGTGCAGGAAAAGGGGTTTTTGGGGATCGAACTTCGAGCGGTCGAATCTTTGGAACTCGACATGGCGCAGGCCGAGGACTACCCGATCCATTACCAGTTAGCGGACCAAATCATCGCTTGGGCGAAGAAAGAGGGTTGTGAGCCACAGAACTTCGGTCTTGATGCGACGGGCGAGGGTGGGGGCCTTTACGACATTCTTCGGAAGACGTGGAGTAAGCGGGTGATCGGTGTCGAGTTTGGAGGCGCTCCCAGTGACCGGAACGTGTCTGCTGCCGACGACCGAGCATGCAAAGATGTTTACGACCGTAGAGTCACCGAATTGTGGTTTCAGTCTAAGGAGTTCTTGGAATCGGGGCAATTGAGAGGACTCGACACCCCTACCATCGACGAGTTTTGCAATCGTGAGTACGAGGTCAAAAAGAACAAGATCCGGTTAGAGACCAAAGACGAGATGAAAGCTCGTTACACGCGGTCACCTGACATGGCTGACACGGTAGCGGTGCTTACCGAGGTGGCCCGGCAGATCGGCGTCATGCCCTCCACCGCAGCGCACGTCAACGATACGAATAAGGAGTGGGATGAACAGGTCGAGCAAGCAGGCGATATTTACGATTTGAACGGCCTGGAAGACCCCGATTACGAGATGGCAATATGAAGATCCTTCAACGACTAAACAAGGTTCCTCCAGGAGGGTGGCAATACACCATCCCTGAGCTAGGCATTCCCGTAAAGCAGCTTCAATGGGCGTTTCTGGTGCAGGAGGTACGAAACACCTACCTCAACAATAAGAAAAAGGCACCGGCAAATCTCGAACACGAGATTCAGGATCAGATTTGTGACGGCATCGAACTAGGGTCTCAGTCCAGGTGGTGTCAGGACCACACCCCGCCGACCAAGAAAGAGCTACTAGCTCGGGCGACTCATGCTTTAAGGGAGTGGGTTTCAGCAGGGTTGAAAACGGTTAGCGAGGAGGTGCTTTTGCAGCGTCGTGAGATCTGTCGTCAGTGCCCGTATTACACGTCAGAAAATCGGTTTGGCGTTCAAGCATGTGGGAAATGCGGGTGCACGGGCCTCAAGCTTTGGTCTCCTACCGAGCAGTGCCCTGACGGCCGGTGGGCTGCGGTTTGACCTTGCTTATTCAGGTCTGTTTTGAGAGCTTTTTCTTGACGTAAGACGCGTCGAACTCGTAATGGCATCTCCTGACCAACAGTTAAGCGGCCTGACAGAATCTGGATCTCTTCCAGCGTCTCGTCTCACAGACCCCATCGAAGCGCGTCACCTCGCTAGCTCGATGATTTCGGATAATTCCGCTAGGGCTCAGCGCGATACGAAAGTCCGAGGGTTGATTGATGGGAATCCGCCTTACGACCCCTCACGGTTAGCCCAGGCTGGCCAGCGTTATCGGTCGAACTTTAATTCCGGCCAGGCACTCACGTTTCTAGAGACGGCGCACACCGGATACTACGATCTTTTTTCTTCCGTCCACACGTTTGCCGAAGTCACGTGCGATACTGGCAACCCTGAGCAAGACACGCAGTGGAGCCGAATTCTCACTACGGAATTCCAAACCCTTCAGGAGAAGGATACTCGGATGGATGCAGACATCCAAAAGAGCATCCATGAAATGACCGCTTACGGCTCTGGCCCCATGGTATTCGAGAATTCGACGGACTGGACCAGTAAGGCGATTCTCCATCGTGATTTCATCCTCTCACCTAACGAGCGATCGAACATGGAGGAATGGACCAAGCTTCTCATCGTAGAAAACTACACCTTGAGCCAGCTTTACAAGTTCATCCGGGATCCCGAGGCGGCCAGCGCTGTAGGGTGGGACGTCGAGGCTGTAAAAGACGCTCTCATCCGAGCGAACTTTGGGGACCAGGAGTATTCGGATGAAAACAAGTGGTACAAGCTCCAAGATCAGATTCGGAACAACGATCTTGCCTTCACACAGCCCGACCACACTGTCCAAGTGGGAAAACTACTGTTCCGAGAGTTTCCAGAGGACCCGACGGACGAGTACGGCGGGATCTCTGAGGTGTGGGTGGAGTTGGGAACCGACATCCCGAAATTCCTATACCGCAAACAGCGGAAGTATGCGAATTGGCAGCAGTTCACCGGTCCCTTCATCCTCAATCACGGTAACGGGACCTACCATTCGATCAAGGGCCTTGGGGTTCGGATGTACAATCTCCTGGTTCAGCGCGAGCGGTTAGAGAACCAGAAGGTGGATGCGGCATTCCAGATGTCGTCGATCCATGTCCGGACTACCGATGGCGACGTGTCCAACATGTCGTCCGCCCAGCTTCAGCTAGGCCCTTACACGATGTGGCGGCCAAATATCGAGCCATTCTCGTTCAACACGTCAGGGGCGATCGAAGCCGCTGACGCGGTTAGCCGATCACTGGATCAAAGCGCCCAATCAAATATCGCGCAATACAAGCCGGACCCCCCGAGGGCGCAGGGTAATCACGCGAGTGCCACCGAAGTGGCATTTCGGGCCAACCAACAAGCTGTCCTTACGAAAACGGCTATTATCCGGTATTTCGAGCAACTGGACGCCTGGTATGCTGAACGATTCAGACGAGCGATGGTCGAGCAAGCGGTCACGAGCCGTGCAACCAAATTAGCCCAAGAATTCCAACTGAAACTTCAGCAACAAGGGGTTCCTCTTGAGGTCGCCGCGTCCTGCAAGGTTGTAGCAAGTCGGACAGTGGGGCAAGGCTCTTCGTTCTTACGTCAGCAGTCGTTGTCGGAATTGGCGAGCATGGTGGGGCCGAGCCTACCAGAAACTGGGCGACAGCAGTTAATCGACGACATCATCGCTTCCAAGGCTGGGAATAAGCAGGTGGTCCGCTACAACCCCAAGTCGACGTCTTCCACCAACGTCCAGGACCAAGAACGTATCGCAGCTTTCGAAAATACGTCGCTTCGTGATGGCATGCCGGTTCAGCCCGTGGGGACGGATAACCACCTCACCCATTCTGAGGTGCATTTGTCAGCGGCCGCAGAGGCGATGCAAACGGCTACTCAAGAGGGTGATTTGGAAGAAATCTTCGTGTTCGTTTCTTCAGTGATAAGCCATGTCGCACAGGCGCATCTAGGCCCACTTTTGTCCGACCCATTGCGCGCAGCCGAAGGCCAACAGGTTCAAGAACAACTGAAGGCACTTGAAAACCACTTGGGTCAATTGGAGGGGATTTTACAGGATCGTCGACAAGCCCAGGAGGCGCAAGTCGAAGCCCAACAACAGGTTGCGGGAATCGAATCCGGATTAGACCCTTCGGTGCAAATCAAGGCCGCTAACACTCAGCAGAAGATCCAAGAGCGTGAGTTGAAAGCTGAACAGCAGTTGCGTCACAAAGAGGAGCGGCACCTACAAACCATGCGCCAAGCTGCTGAAAAGCACGCAGCGGCTCTAGGGTAAGACAGTTGACACCTGGCTAATCCTGGCGTAGCTTGGCGTTGGGTTAGTTGTCGGTATGGTTACGTTTGTCATCCCTCCAAGTCCTTTTCTCTTAGACCAAAGAGTCTTCATGTCGTTAGGCGTTTTGCGCGTTGCGGCAGCGGTGGAAGACGTGTGTGACGTCCAAGTTTTCGAACCGCGGGGGGAGCACGAGATGGACAAGCTGGGTTCGAACTACTCCCATGTCTACGCGTTTACGGCCACAACTCCGCAAATGCCTTATGTGATGTACATGGCTAAACATGAATGGCTTGCCGACTCGGTTAAAGTCATTGGGGGACCCCACGTAACCATGGTGAAAGCCTCCATGGATGCTGGTTCGACACGAGCGGCGCTTCTGTGGGAAGAGTTGAAAGGCGTGTTCGACGTTATCGTTGTCGGCGACGGTGAAATAGCCATGCGATCGTTGATCGAGAAACTTGGGGGCAAGCCTACCAGAAGTGATCGTGCTGGAATTCCCCAAGTATGGGACGCTGACGACCCGAAAAGCGAGCATTGGGTTAAAGACCTCGACTCCCTCCCATTCCCTGACCGCAGCCTCGTTGACGTCGATTCCTACCATTTCGAGATAGAGGGTGAACGTGCGATGTCTCTCGTGTCTCAACTAGGATGCCCGTTCAACTGTGGGTTTTGCGGTGGTCGGTCTTCGGCTTCGTTCCGTCGAATCAGACGGCGTTCTACTCAATCGGTAATCAAGGAAATGCGGCATCTCTACGACACCTACAAGGTGAAGGGTTTCATGTTTTACGATGACGAGTTGAACGTGAACAAGTCGTTGGATGAGCTATGCCATGCGATCCAGGATCTTCAATCTGATCTTGGAGTTGATTTCAAACTTCGAGGTTTCATAAAAGCCGAACTGTTTTCTGATGAGCAGGCAGAACTAATGTCTCATACGGGGTTCGTGTCGTTGCTGTGCGGTTTTGAATCTGGAGACGAGAAGATTTTACGGAACATTAATAAGAAAGCGACCAAAGACGACAACACGCGAGTGGTGGAGCGGTGCTCTCGAAACGGCATTAAGATCAAGGCTTTAATGTCGTTGGGGCATCCGGGCGAAAACACTAGCACCTACATAATTACATCTAGGTGGGTAGAAGACGTCAAACCTGACGACGTCGACGTGGCTCTCATTACGCCGTACCCAGGGAGTCCGTACTACGACAAAGCTGAGTGGAATGGTGACTGCTGGGTCTACGAAGTGAACGGCGATAAGCAGTACCAACTACCGGTAGATTTCCATAGCGACATGAGCTTTTACAAAGGCGTGCCAGGGTCTTATCGGTCTACGGTAGCTACCGATTACGTAAACGCAAAAGAGCTCGTCGAGATGCGCGACGACATGGAGAGGTCGTTTCGCTCCACACTCAACCTTCCTCCCTTACCCCCTCACCAACGCGCCTTCGAATCATCCATGGGACAATGAAATCGCCGGAAGAACGCACATGCACAATCATGCCAGGAACGTCGATGAATTTCTCGACGTTAAAGATGTGCCAGGATGCGGTTAGGTACCACAAGGATACCTGCAAGGCGAACCTGCTTTTCATCGACAACACCTGTGAAAACCCGGCTCAACAGGATGCGATGCGAGAAACCGTCGAGGAGTGCGGTTACACCTACGAGTATTCCGTAGAACCGTTCTCGTGGACCAAGCTTTGTAACTACGGAGCCAACAAGGTTAAGAGCCAGTTCGATTTCGTCGTCTTTTCAAACGCTGACGTTATTTTCTACCCACATTGGTTGCACTATCTTCATGAACAGTGGGGCCAAGGCGACAACCCAGAATTCTTTTCCGTCCATCCGTTTGCCTACAGCCCTATTCACGAGGGTGAGAACTACTTAAGCCACCCGGCACAAGAGAATCGAATGGTTCCAATCGCGAACCCATTGATGCATGTCGGCTTGTTCCGGACGCAGCCGCTTTACAAGTGGGATGAGCAATTCACGCTTTACGAGGCTGACTGTGATTACTGGTTTTGGTTAGAGACTCAACAGCAGAAAGCGGGGATATCGTATCTGTCCCGCGTCGATCATGCTACCGGAGGTATCGTGACTGCGATGGGGAAACGAAACATCAAGGTAGACCTGAACGGGCAAAGTGCTTTTCGAGATAAGTGGGCGCCGCTCCTTAAACGTAACGAGGGCAACACAGAAGAATGAGCGAACCAGACATTTCCATTGCCTACATCACTAACCGGAAGGACCCTAAAATCGAGTGGTTCATCCGTTCGCTGAAGCGAGAACTCGAAGACGATTTTTCGGGAATCGAGGTTTACTGCATCGCCTTCCACCCTGAAGAAGTAAGGGAGAAGGTTAAGGCCGAAGGGGCTGCCTGGCTCAAGGTCTACGCTCCAAAACCCTGCGCGTGGCAGGGACCGCATCGTTTGACCAAACGTGATTGGTTTGCCGCTGCTAATTCTCGCAACACCGCAATCGCCTATGCCCGAGGCAAAACGATCGCCTTTGTCGATGACTTGTCCGTCTTGATGCCTGGCTATATGAAATGGGTGCGTTACGCGCACGAGAAGGGGCAGTTGGTTCTCGGCACCTACAAAAAGGTCAATGGCCTTTCCGTCGACGAGCATGGCAACCCCACTTATGAGAAGATCGCGAGCGAGGATTCCCGTCCAGGAACCCTAATTCCAAAGTACGGCGCAGCCAAAGACGATTCGGTTTATCCGGCAGGGGGGCAGTGGTTGTACGGTTCCTCGGTAGCTCCCGTCGATTTTTTCCTCAAAATCAATGGCTTTGAGGAACTGGCCAACGGTATGGGGACGGAGGACTACATCACCGGCATGCTTCTAGAAAAACTTGGGTGCCCGATGTTCTTGGCCCCAGGGATGAAGCATTTGGAAGACGAGGATCTGCACCATATTCCGGATAATGTTTTCCCTCGCTTGAGCCGAGGTGAAAACACTGATGATGCTGCGCACACCCTCATACGATTAACGAAGGAAGGCCCGGGCGAAGCCGCTAATGCGCATCAACCCCACATCAGAGAGATCCGAGAACAAGTGCTTGCTACCGGTGAGTTTCCAGCCATCAACGGTCCGCATACTTTTTGGTATGACAGCACTCCATTGTCCGAACTGTTTTAAGCCATGGACGAAAAAGCATTCTTACTAGAGCGATTCAACGACCCAGAGCTTCAGGGTTGGTGCTCTGTAGACAAGGGCGTTGACATGTTCGATCGAGTCTGTGCGCTCAAACCTCACCTGGTTGTGGAAATCGGCGTATTTGGGGGGAAGAGCCTCACTGCCTTAGGATTGGCTGCGAAAAAGATAGGTCAGTGCGAAGTGATCGGAATCGACCCGTATAAAGCGGAAGATGCTGCCTTCGAATCCGAGGGTCAAAACCTTGACTGGTGGACGACGAAGGTAGATTTGAACCAGGTTTACGACTGGGCGAAGACAGCGATTGCAGTCGCGGGGATCGGGGGGTGCACTCATTTATACCGCAGTACCAGTGCTGATGCATTTAAGAACATTCGGCCAGGTATCGGCATCCTGCACATTGACGGGAACCATTCGACATGGAGCTCGTGCTTAGACGTGCTTCTGTGGTTCCCCAAGGTCATTCCGGGCGGGCTGATCTACTTTGATGATGCCAACTGGGAAACCACTAGCGCTGCTCGGCATATCTTGGAGTCCCGATGTGATGTGGTTCGCGATATTGGAGGAGAAAGCGAGTGTCGAGTATACGAAAAACGCTCAAACACTGGAGTTGGGTTGCCCGATCTGCAATTGCAAAAATCATAGTGCCTGAAATGGATCAAGTTACAGGGCTTATGGCCCAGATCGCCGACCACAAAGCGGAGATGGAACAGCACCACGGCGCTTACATAGAGGCGTTGAGAAGTGCAGAACGGTGTTTCGACGACATTAAGAACCTTCGAGCCGTCGAGACTGAGACTATCCAGAAAATCTTGGAAGGGCACAGCGCCGACTGCCCACCGTTCCAAGACCAGTTACCTTACGAGGCAGGCATTTTCGATTTTGGCCTGCCATTCATGACGAACAACACCGTGTTTTTCAACCCTACGATTGTCGAGGTCGAAGGCCAGCGGCGTTTGCTTGTCAGGCGGGTGACCCTCAACCCCAACATTCCGCCTCCTTACGATTCGTTTTCGACGATCGCTTGGGCACCGTTAGACGATACGCGGATCGCAGGTCCGTTGCGTGAAATACCGATATCGAAGGGCCCGAATGCTGACCAGCAATGGGAGGACCCTCGGATTTGGAACCTCGGGAGAACGGGTGCACGAGCTAAGGACAACAAGTTATGGCTTACCTGCACGAACTTCATCCAAAAGAAGACTTGGGCTCACCAAGCCATGGTCGTTCTTGATAACGATTTCAGCATCCTCACAACGCTCCATCCGGAATACGGAGTGAACGGGCGGTCGATTCGGGAGAACAAAGGGCATGAAAAGAATTGGACGTGGTTCTTTCACGACGACAAACCTCATCTGATTTACCAAAACCAACCCCATACAGTGGTTGAGATGGACTCGGCGTGCTCGCCTCAACGGGAATACAAGACCGAAATGCCTAATCGATTATGGCGTGGAGATTTGGGAGAGCCTCGTGGGGGCACAAATCCTGTAAGGGTAGGGGATGAATACTGGTGTTTCTTCCACTCTTCCCAACCTTGGTGGAACAATCGAAGACGTTATTTCATGGGTGCCTACGCGTTCGAGGCGAAACCCCCGTTTCGAATCACTCGGATGTCGTCCGAGCCAATGTTGAAGGGGAGTTTGAAGAATAGGCGGATTGGTGAGTTCCCACTAGTCGTCTTCCCTGGAGGCGCTCTATTCGACGAAGCAAAGCAAGAATGGTTGGTGGTTATGGGGATTAATGATTGTGAATGCGGTTGGCAAAAGCTGCCTCACGATTTCCTACTTTCCATGACGTTGCCTACTCAGATTTCAAATGATGAAACGACTACTACAATTCTTCAGGCGGCCCCCGAAAGAACCTCCGATGCTGAAAGTATCGAAGGTCCCCGAGGACTACATACCCTCGAATCAATTGCGAACGCTTCCGGGATGGTCGGACCAGACGAAGCAACTCTTCGGAAAACCTCTGTTGCGGACCATACTGAAGACTCTGGATCGGGAAAGTCCGCTGCAGAAGTTGGGGATGCACGACCTGACGATTCTACCAAAAGAGAGGTTAGCAAACCTAATGATGATGGAGCAGGGGTATCGGACGTGCCTGAACACGCTCCTGTCATTGCAAGACGTAAACCAAGAAGTCGAAGAGGTAGAGCCCGAGTTCCAAGATCCTGACACCCTAATAGAATAACGTTATGGCAGATGAAGTAGACGACAGCACACCGATGAGCCAAAAACTCGGGATTGATTTACCGGGCGCTCAACCTCCAGCAACAAACCCTCCAAAACCCGATGACCCACCGGCGACACCTAAGACGCCCGCGGCCCCAGAGCCTAAGGTCAAATTTGTTACGCCGGATGATCCGAAGCCCAAGGACCCTCCGACCAAAGACCCTGAACCTGGTGATAAGGACCAGAATTTCAAGGCGTTGCGTGAATCGAGAGACGAGGCGTTGAAACGGCTGCAGGAAATAAAATCGCAGCACGCCGCCTTGGAAGCCAACCATACAGGCATTTCCGGCGAATTTGAGAAATACAAAGCTCAATTCAACGAAGAAGCAGTTAAAGCCTTGCAGACTCAGGTCGCTGACTACGAGAACAAGATTCGAACGCTCTCCATCAATGACGCTCCGGAGGTTGTTGCCGCTACTCAAGCGCTGACAGGGAAGCGTCAGGAAGTGGCCAACACCCTGAAATCCCTCATCCCAGAGGTCGCGGCGTCGGCGGAAGAGTTAATGGCCCTCCCTAAACAACAACGGGATCAGCAGATCCTGGAAGTCATGAAAAATGGCGAAGTCGATCAGGCCACTGCATCAAAGGTT